AACGCCTGGATGACGGATGCCGAGGCGCTCATTCGCTCGCGGGCCAAGCGTGAACTCCTGACCCATGTCATCCGTGATGCCGAAGGTGCCGCCGCTATGGCACAGGCAGAGGCGGAGGAACTGCAATCGCTCATTCAGGAGACTAACGCGCGCAGTTCGACTGGCTCCATCGTACCCACGGAGTTCTAGCATGGCGGGGTTGGGGAAAGCCGTTGCAGGCCAGCAGGAACCGCAGGGCGGTCTTGCAGGGGCCTTGCAGGGCATCTGGGACGAAGCCACAGGCGCATTCGCTCGCTATGGCCGAAGGTCCGGCGCACAACGTGACGCTTCCTTGGCGATGTTGAACCAAGCCGTTGACCCGAACACCGACCCGCTCACAGGGGCGGGGATGAAGGCACTTGGCCTTGCAGGGCTAGTTACACATCCGCTTGCGTTCTTCCCCACGGGGGATGAATGGCGGGAGCGTCTGGCAAACGCAGGCAATACATCAAGGCTGGGGCAGTCCATAGGCGGGATGCTTGGGGACCTCCCGAGTGTTGTTGACCCTCACCTGTTGGCGGGTGGCGGCGCGCTTGCAATGGCCCCACTTGCGTCCAAACTCATGAACAAGGCCGATGATGTGGCTGATGCTGGCATTGTCGCTTATCACGGCTCCCCGCACTCATTCGACAAATTTGATATGTCGAAGATAGGGACGGGAGAAGGCGCGCAGGCTTATGGGCATGGGCTGTATTTTGCTGAAGCGGAAGATGTGGCGAAGAAATACCGCGATATGCTCTCCGACCAGCCGCAGGCACTTCCAGCCGTTGACTGGCGGCAGCGTATGGACTGGACTGAGGCTCAAGATGACGCCTACACGCTTGCAGACAAAGCCCTAGAGGAATTGCAAATCGACATCATGCAAGGTGGGTCAAGCCGACCTGACTGGGGCCGCTTGACAGACAAGGTGCGGCAGCTTGCGCCCCGTGGCAAGGAAGATGAGATCGCAGGCGCGCTGGACGACTTGGCGAACAAGTACGGATGGAAAGAGTTTGTAAACAAAAACCCCGGCTCCATGTACCAAGTCAAAATAAACGTAAAGCCTGATGAACTGCTTGACTTGGACGCGCCATTGTCCGACCAGCCAGAGGCCGTAAGAAAGGCAGTCCAATCCGCTGTAAGTGCAAGATATAACGGCGGAACTCCTGAAAAAAAGGGGGTTGTCAAAAGGAATTTCGACGCTATCCAAAACGGAACGTTTGACGGCGTGGATGGTAGCGTGGCGCTGAAACAAGCGGGCGACATTGTAAGCCAGCCTGAAGCAGCCGCTAGACTAAGGGCGGCGGGAATTAAGGGGTTGCGGTACAAAGACGCCGGAAGCCGTGGCGGTCAGGGCGGCACTTACAACTATGTCGTTTTCGACGACAGCCTAATCACCATCCTCAAGAAGTACGGCATCCCCATGACTGCGGGCGCAGGCGGGGCCATGATGGTCGCAGGTCAAGACATGCCGCCTGAGTTTGCAGCGCAGATGGGCGGGACGTAACATGAAACTCGAATTCGGCCCTTGGCTTCCAGACCTCCCGGCTCTGGGAAATCCCGGCGTCACGGATGCAAAGAACGTCATCCCGTTCGCCCGTGGCTACCTGCCGTGGTACGCCATCAATGCCTATTCCAGTGCCCTCACGGCCCGTTGCCAAGGCGCATGGGCGATCAAGGACAACTCAGGCACCGTCCACGCCTACGCAGGCGATGCGACGAAGCTTTACCTTCTGAGCGGTTCCACGTGGACAGATGCCAGCCGTCTGGCAGGTGGTGCCTACGCAACGCCTTCAGACGGCCAGTGGCGCTTCGTCAAGTACGGAACGCTCGGCATTGCAGTGAACGGGGCAGATGCGCCTCAGTCCATCACGCTCGCCTCCGGTGCCAACTGGGCCGCGCTCTCTGGCTCGCCGCCGACTGCAAAGCACATTGCTGTGGTCAGAGAATTCGTCGTGATGGGAAACATCACAGCCTCTGCCAACCGTGTGCAGTGGTCGGCTTCGAACTCCGCAGTGGGTTGGACAGTCGGCACGAACGAAAGCAACTATCAGGACATCCCGGACGGTGGCGTCATTCAGGCGATTGTGGGGGGTGAAGTCGGCTACGTGTTCCAGGAGCGGCAGATTGTCCGCATGGTGCGTGTTCCGGCTCCTATCACCTTCCAGTTCGACGTGGTCGAGCAGGCGCGCGGTGCGCTCGCTCCCTACAGCGTCGCTCCGGTCGGTAATGGTGTGTTCTACCTCGCCCCGGACGGCTTCTATTTCTTCGATGGCGTGCAGTCTATTCCCATCGGGGAGAACGGCATCGACCAGACCTTCTTCAACGAGGTCAACACAGCCGCCTACGACCGCATCAGCGTTGCCGTGGACCCGGTTCGTAAACTCGTCTTCGTAGCCTATCCCACGGGCGGCGGCGGTCTGCCGAACAAGATTCTGGTCTGGCATTGGCCTGAGAAACGCTGGTCCTACATCGCTCAGGACTGCGAGATTCTGTACAATCATTTCTCGCTTGGTACTGGCCTCGACAGCATCACAGGCACGCTGGAAGGCCAGACGTTGTCCTTTGACTCGACAGCGTATCAGGGCGGCAACCAATCCATCGGGGCGTTCAATTCATCTCACAAGCTATCCTTCTTCGACGGCGACACGCTGGAAGCGGTCATGACCACGGCAGAGGGGCAACTGAACGAGCGGGGCCGGATGCAAGTCCACGAGGTCGCCCCTCTCATCGATACAAGCGCGGCGACAATTGCTATGGGGGTTCGAGAGACGCAGTCGGGAACCGTTACGTTTGGTTCTGAAAGCAGCCAGCGCTCCACTGGTACATGCCCGGTCCGCTCCACCGGGCGCTTTCATCGAGCAAGGGTGACGGTTCCCGCTGCGACCAGTTGGAACTACGCGCAAGGCGTTGATGTCATCAAGGCTGTTTCCATGGGGCAGCGGTGACAACGGACTTCAAGCGGGTACGCAAACTCCCGTTTCAGCCGTCACCGCGAGAAATAGCCGACATCGTCAACCAGCTTGTGACCTATGCCCATCAGGACCAGGGGCCGCAGAAGGTTGGTGTGCTGGCCGCAGTTACCGCAAGCACCTACACCGTCCTCGACAACGACTACTTCATCCCGATCAACACCACGTCCAACAATGTGACGATTACGCTGCCTCCGAAGGCCAGCAATGACGGGCGCGTGCTGAAGTTCAAGCGGATCACGGGCGGGAACAATGTTGCCATCTTGGACGGCGACAGCACGGACACAATCGACGGGGCGGCAACGCTCACGATTTACCAGCAATACATGGGCTACGAACTGACCTGCGATGCAAGCGTGGGTTGGTACATCACTGGCGTAATGAGTGGATAAGGAAACACGGACATGATGGGACGAATGATAGCGGGCGGCTCTGCTGCTGATGGGGCACCGCAACAGACCCCACAATACAATGGCAACATGGGCGCGCCTGCGAACTATTGGCAGGGCAATCAGATGATGATCCCCGGCCTTGCCCAAGGGATGCAGGGAATGGGTGGCCAACCCGGTCAACCCGGCGCTCCCATGATGGAAAACCCGCAGTCGGCGCTTATGGCCCTCATCGAGATGCTCAAGCAGAAACAATGACCATCCAGACCCAGACCGAATACAAGTTCTTCCAGCTTCCCCCGGACACCATTGACGCGCTTTGGCCTGCGATCCGGCAGCGCATCGTGTCAGGCGTGGAGCGGTCAAGCGGGCGGCTGACCGAGAAGTGCGTCTTTGACCTTCTCACCTCCGGCAAGTGGCAATGCTGGACGTACTGGGAAGGCCCCAAGTGCATGGCTGTGGTCATCACGCGCCTCAACATCGAAAGCAGCGGGATAAAGTCCCTGGAGGCCATCATGGCATCTGGCGACAACCGCGACCGATGGCAGAGGCTCGCGGTCGATACGCTCAAGATGTTCGCGAAAGCCGAGGGCTGCAAGTTGTTCGAGTTGATTGCAAGGCCGGGTTGGGAGCGGGTCTTTACCGAATTCAAGAAGACGCATGTGATGCTTGAATGGAAGGTTGATTGATATGGGTGGGAAGTCAGACACACAGACCACGACGCAGGAAAACGCGCCGTGGGCACCCGCACAGGACGCCCTGAAGGGCATCTTGGGTCAGGCGGGGAACCTCTATAACCGAGGCTCGCAGTACGCTCCGTTCTCGACTGTAACGCCATTCAGCAACCAAACTGAACAGGCGCTGCAGGGGATTGAGCAGAGGGCACAGCAGGGCAACCCGCTTTACAATCAGGGCCAGGCTGCACTGACGGGCGGGCTTGACACGCTCCAGCGCACGGCATCGGGTCAGATGCTGAACTCGAACCCGTACCTCTCCGACATGTTCAACGCGATGTCGGGCGATGTGACGGATGCGGTCAACTCGCAGTTCTCATCCTACGGACGGACAGGAAGCCCCGCCCATGCAGGCGTCATGACCAAGGAACTTGGCAACCTCGCCTCGCAGATTTGGGGCCAAGACTATCAGCGCGAGCGGCAGAACCAATTGAGCGCCGCGGGGCAGATGCCAGGCTACACCTCCGCAATCCCCGGCTATCAGCAGGCGGGCTACAATGACCTGAACGCTCTGGCGGGTGTCGGCGCGGCCCGTGAAGGCAAGGCAGGCGAGACACTGCAGGACATGCTCAACCGCTGGAACTTTGAGCAGGAGTCCCCGTGGCAGAACCTCACGCGCTATGCGGGCTTGGCCCAAGGCATCGGTGGTATGGGTGGGACGGGTACGAACACGCAGACGATGCAGATGTCACCGCTTAGTCAGTTGACCGGGCTGCTTTCATCGGCGGCTGGCGTTGCCAAGATGGCAGGAGGATTTGGTTGATGGCTACCCCGTATTACCTCGCAGCCCCACAGGGCGAAGAAGCCCCCAAGCCATCTTTCCTTGACCGGGTTGGTACAGGGCTGGGCAATCTCTGGACGAATGCCCCGCCGGAAGCGTTCTTCTCGCTTGCAGAAGCGATGGCGCGACCGGGTGGCCCCTTTGCCTCCAAGCTGGCAATGGGCCTTTCAGGCTTTGGCCGGCAGATGGGTGAAAGCCAGAAGCAGAAGGGCCTCGCCTCTGCCTTCGACAGCATGGCCCAGACCATCCCGGAACAAATGCGCCCGATTTTCGAAGCCGCAAGGAATGACCCGGAGATGCAGCGCAGTCTGGTGTCTACGATGGCGGGGAATATGTTTGCCCCGCCTCCAAAGAAGACGGACGACATTCAGGAATACGAATTCGCCAAGTCGCAGGGCTTTCAGGGGACGTTCCAGGATTGGGACACACAAAGGCGAAAGGCGAGCGCAAGCACAAACAGCACCACGGTCAATGTTGGCGGCTCTGAAAAGCAGCTATTTGATGCTGTTCAGTCCCGGTATGACAAGGTCGCTCCGATTGTGGGCGGTATGAACTCGCTGCGTGAGGCGCGGAAACTCGTAAACGATGGCGGCATGTTTGGTGCTGGGGCTGACATCCGTGTCGGCGCGTCAAAGGTCCTGAGCCTGTTGACCGGGAAGCCAGTCGATCCCGCAGTGGTCAACACAGAATCGTTCAAGGCGGCTATTGCCCCGCTTGTTGGCGCGACCCTCAAGGCAACTTCCGGCACATCGCAACTCTCGGAAGGCGAGTTGAAGTTCGCAGAGCGTGCGTCAGCCGGGGACATCAACCTTGATCCCACGTCAATCAAGCGGATTTTGGACATCCTCGAAAAAGCCATGAACAACACCGTGCGGGACTACAACAGGCAGCTTGATTTCGTCTACCCAAAGGGATCAGCCGACCGCACCAGGGGCTTGTTCGAACTCAACCTTGCTCCGCCTGCGCCTGCGGGCGAATTGACCTTCAACCCCGCAACCGGGAGGCTTGAATAATGCCATCAGTCAAGTTTCCAGACGGCTCCAAGATCAATTTCCCGGATGGCACCGATCAGGAGACCATGAGCCGGGTTTCCGCAGAGCATTGGGCGAAAGTGCAGGGCGGCACCGAGAAACAGCCGCCGCAGCAGTTAACGCAGGGCAATGCTCCAGAGGACGGTGGCCTGCTGGGTGATCTAGGGAATCTTGCCGTGCAGGCTGGTTCCGGGGTAATGGAAGGAGTAGCAAGCCTTCCCGGCCTTCCCGTGGAGCTGGCTTCGCTTGCCAAAGGGGTTCCGCTTGAAGGGTCCAACCTTGAAGGGTGGGGTGCGCAGGGGTGGACCGATT